GGGGCATTCACTGAGGTTACTTTAGCTGGCATGTCAGATTTGGCAGCCCTTTCGGCCTGCGCTTTAACCGTGTTCTGTGCCGTTGCTTTAGCAAAATTCCCCAGTGCTCCTACTGTGCCGACATTCGGAATAACCTGGGCTACTACCGCAGGGTTTGACTTCTTACGAGCCATGGTTGTGTGTGTTAGCAGCTGTGTTTGCTGCTTGATTTGCACCTCCTCCACCTGAAGGTGCTGCCTGCTCCAGGGTTTCTATGGCTCGCAAAACTCTATCCTTGTGTGGTGAATGCCTGAGCTCGTACATGAGAGCGTGTTTGCGCTCAGCCATATTGCACGGCACTGGCCAAGAGGCCGCAAAAGTTGCAACCATCTTGTTCCACCTGACTGGTTCAAAGCTAGCATAGCCGCCGAACTTATATGCACAGAACTCCACAGGATAATCCAAGGTCATCTCCTTGACAGAAACGCCTAGTTGACTGTATAAGTTCTGTACAAAGTCGACGAGCTGTTTGCCTGCCAATCCAGTGTACACTGATATAAGATAGAGGTCCTCCACGCAGTCGTCCCCCATAGCGCAGGCCCTAATAAGCTGTTTGTTTGAGTCCATGCCCAAGAGCATGTCCAGTGCTGCATGTAGAGTGATTCTGATTCGAGAGTTACCTGAGGATGTGTTGTACAGCCCAGATTTCACCACGCCTGGAATAAGTTGTTCACGCATTTCTCCGTCAGTAAAGACGAAGAGCGATCTGCCTATACAGACAGTCCGTCTATGATATGCAGTGTCCCACTTGCCATTGCGCTTAGACTCGCCTGAGAGCTTAGCTCTACAGGTCGCCTCTAGCCAGAGCATCCAAAACTTCACTGTCCAGTCCCAACCGCTCATGTCTGTGGCTGCGGGCAGACTCATCGTATGGAATGTTATATCCAACGCCTCCAGTCCGTCGTCGTTGAGTCCCATCCCAGGTTTAGAAGGAATGGTTTTCCAGGTGTCTATCTCCGTAGAGTTTTGTCTGGAGCTCAATACACGGTCGACTAGTTGGTCTACCACGCTTACTGACATGATCAGCCGGTACCTGCCTTGTTGCACTTTCTTGCCACTGTGCAGCTCATTCTTCACAAACAGCCTCACAGGGTCCACATAGCCTTTCTCCACCAATTCCCTCGCACTGAGAGATTTCAATTCATCACTGGGGATGGTAAGCAGTCGAGTCATACGGATATATGCCAAGCCAACAAGCCATTCTTCTCCTAGTGTGTCTAGAAGATCGCCATTAAGGCGTCCCCACCGCATGTAGGGGTATCCTGG